CGGCTTGCTAAAGATCGTGACTACGGCGAGCAAGTCGTGACCACCGCCTGGCAATACCGCCGTCGTGGCCTGCGTGGTATCCTTGCTCTCGCTTTAGAATCTGCAGGAGTCACAGTACCACATGGTGGGCGTGAGTTTTACGACGCCCTCATTGCGAATCAGCGAGTCCAGGCGGCAGGCTTTAGCACGGTCAACCTGCCGGGCATTCTCGGCAATGTCGCAAATAAGCTGTTGCTCGATGCCTTCACGTCACAACCGGGCACGTATGAGGTTATCGCTCAACAGGAGGACTTCAGCAACTTTCACCAGCACACCCTCTATCGTCTGGATGCCACCGGCTCGTTCTCTCTGGTGCCCTCAGACGGTGAGATTAAACACGGGCAGTTGGCTGAGAGCGGATATACAAACATGCTTGAGACTCACGGTCTCATGTTGACGTTGACCCGTCAGCAGATCATCAATCACGAGCTGTCAGCGTTTCGGTCGCTGGTCGGTCAGCTTGGCCGGCGTGCGAAAATCGCAATTGAGCGGGCGTTGTACTCAGTCGTGATGGAGGAGACTGACTTGTTCTACACGACCGCGCGTGGGAATCGCCTTACTTCGTCTGCCCTCAGCATTACGTCTCTCGGAGCTGCTAGAGCGGCTCTGGCGAAGATGCAGGACGCTAACGGTGACCCTCTGGCGACTGAGGGCCGGTATCTCCTTGTGCCTACTGAATTGGAGCCACTAGCACTGCAAATTTATACCAGCGTAACCCTCAACGAGACGACCACAACTGACAAACCACGGCCGGTCAACAACCCCTACGTCAACCGCTACCAACCGGTCGCAAGTCCGTATCTGTCCACCGGGTCTGGTGGTGGTCAATCGCCAACAACCTGGTATTTGCTTGCCGATCCAGCGGCGCTGCCCGCGTTTCAGGTCGCCTATCTCGACGGTCGCCGGAAACCCGTCGTCGAGACTGCGGACGCTGAATTCAACACGTTGGGAATGTCAATGCGTGCTTATTGGGACTTTGGGGTTGCAAGGATTGATCACCGAAGCGTCGTAAAGGCGACCGCATAACATAAGGAGTGATTTATGCAAGCAGTATTTGTCCAAGAAGGGGCGTCGATCGACTACACGCCGGCTGCGGATGTGGCCGCAGGTGATGTAGTCGTACAGGGTGAACTGGTCGGTGTCGCTAAGCAGCCGATCCCCGCTAATACACACGGTGCTTTGGCGGTCGAGGGTGTCTTCGATTTTGCAAAGGGGACTGGGGCGTTGTCGGTCGGGGTCATCGTGTATTGGGACGACACCAACAACGTTGTCACGACTACATCTTCTGGTAACAAACAGGTCGGCAAAGTGATTCGCGCCGCGGCTGCTTCCGATACCACGGTCCGCGTTCGTATGAGCCAGTGAGGACATTATGCCTGACTTGCTCCAGACCGGCTCCGACTGGCTGGCCGAGATGCTCAAGGAACACGCCACGCGGTCGGTCGTGTACCGCCGCGGGGCGTACGAGATCATAGTGCAAGCGACGGTTGGGCGGACGCTACTGAAGCTCGACGACGGCTACGGCGGCGTGCGGATGGAGTGGACCGACCGCGACTTCTTGATCCACGCCGCCGACCTGGTGCTTGGCAGCAATCCGACGTTGCCTGAGCGTGGCGACCTGATCCGCGAGACTCAGGGCGGCAAAACGTATGTGTATGAGGTCATGGCTCCGGGTAAAGAGCCACCGTGGCGCTGGTCGGACGTGTTCCGCAAGGTATTACGAATCCATGCTAAGCAAGTGAGGATTGAGTGATGCTAGAATTGATTCGACAGCTACTTGGTCTGTGTCAGCAAGATCAGTCTAGGCTCCGCGAGGTTTTGCCAGTTCTCAAGGCGATCCTGTACTCCGACGCACTGACTGAGGCTGTGAGGTCCACCAAGTCTCCAGTCGATGATCTGGTGCTAAGGGTACTGCGTGCCCTCATCCCCCAGGAATGAACTATGGCCGCAACGATCCTTGCCCTGGCTGATGCTGTAGTTGCCCAGTTGAACACGACCTCATTTAGCCAACCGCTTGTGGCTGTACGGCACTATCAGCCGATCTTCGAGCTGTCGGAGATGACTGAGTTGAGGGTCAGTGTAGTCCCACGTTCGGTGGCCAGCAAAGCACTAGATCGTAGCCGGTACAGCTACGACTATAAGATCGACGTGGCGGTGCAACGCAAGGTGGAGCCGACGACGGGGAACCTCGATGCGCTCATGGAACTGGTGGAGGAGATCGCCGACCACTTCCGATCGCAACCTTTGGTCGGCTACCCACAGGCTCGCTGTGTTGAGGTCGACAACGAGCCGGTCTACGCGGTCGAGCACTTGGAGGAGTATCGCCAATTTACAAGCGTCCTCACACTGACCTACCGCGTGTGGAGGTGAGCTGTGATCGAGATGACCTTCCAGGCCGCCAAGCAGGGCTTCTTCGACCGGGCCAAGGTGAAGAACGCCGTCGACGCCGGCACGCGGAAAGTGCTGTCGAAATTCGGGGCATTCGTGAGGCAACGAGCCAAGACCTCGATTCGCAAGAAGAAAGGCATTAGTCCTCCCGGATCGCCGCCGTATTCACATACGGGGCTTCTGCGGAAGTTCATTTTGTTTGCCTACGATCCTCAACGTCGAAGTGTCGTCATTGGTCCGACACTAACGAAGGAGGGCTCGCGAGTGCCGAGCCTCCTGGAGTACGGCGGCGAAGTAATCATCGAGCATCGGAGCAAAAAGCGACTTGCACGCTATCGCCCTCGCCCGTATATGAGGCCAGCATTTGAAGCGGAAAAGTCTCAGTTGCCGGCCCTGTGGCGCAATTCAATTCGCTAACTAAGGAGATTTGCTCATGGCATTAAGACTCGGCCTCGACGCCAGGTTGTATCGCAACACTGGTTCCTATGCCTCGCCCACATGGAATTTTGTGCAAAACGTTAAAGACCTGACCCTCAACCTTGAGGTTGGCGAGGCGGACGTTTCGACCCGTGGTACGGGTGGCCTGGCGAGCTACAGTCTCTGCCCTCAAGGATGCCTCCATCGAGTTTGAGTTGGTCTGGGACACGGCCGACGATGACTTCGCCGTCATCCGCGACGCTTTTCTCACCCGCGGCGCTCTGGATTTCGCGGTCATGGACGGCGACATCACGACCCCTGGCTCGCAAGGCCTGCGGGCTATCTGCATGATTGCTAGCTTTAGCCGCAACGAGGCGCTGGAGGAGGCCCTCACGGTGAGCGTCACCGCAAAGCCGACCTACGCGGCCTTTGCACCAGTCTGGCTTGTTATTACCTGATTACTACTTGAGGAGCTTATATGCGTTCGCTTCTGTGTTCCGTTCTTGCCCTCGCCTTCGCGCCAGTCGTGGCCCACGCCGGCACGATCCGAATTGTCGGCGAAACGAAGTACAAGCCACACTCGCTGGTGCGACTCAAGGCCGAGGGAGTTGATGCCAAGTCTGCGATCATTTGGCGAGTGTATCCGTCGCAGGGCGTGCAGAGGGCAACTAGCCCTCGCGGCGTCCTGGAGTTCGCCGCCCATCCTGGCACCTACGAGGTGGAGCTGCTAGCCATCACCAACACCGACGGCGTGTTGTCGGTTGATGAAGCCCGCGTCAGCGTCACAATCGAGTCCTGTACGCAAGTACCGCCTAAGCCCGACCCCAAGCCACCTGGTGATGGCAAGCTCGACCCGGTGAACGCCCTGGGCCGCATCCGCTTCGGTAGCGCCGGCTGCACGGCTACAGTGATCGGCCCACGTCGTCCTGACGGTCGCTGGGATGTGCTCACCGCTGCGCACTGCGTGTCGGGTGTGGGCGCGCGAGGAACAATGGCTCTCAAGGATGGCCGCTCGTTCGGGCTACGTGTCGTCGCTTACCACCGGACCCCCGATGTGGCTTGGTGTGTGACCGACGATGTGGTCGCCGATCTACCTTACGCTCTGATTGCCACGAAGAACCCCGAGCCAGGTACGGCAGTCTGGCACATGGGCTACGGCGTGGATAAGCCCGGCAACCGCGAGGATGGCGTTATTGCCGAGGGCGAAAATGCCCAGGGGCAGTTGCGGATGATCTTAAGCGTGTCGTCGGGCGACTCCGGCGGTGGCATCTTCCGCGCCGACACTAACGAGCTCGTGTCTGTAGTCTGCTGTACCAGCGGTATGGGGCGCAGGGTGTCGATGTGGGGCTGTTCGGCTGAGGTCGCCCGCCGCACCAGGCCCAAGACGACTGATGACGACGATGAGGAGGGCTGGGTGCCAGTCCCCATCCCCTTACGACCTTGGCTCACCGAGCTTGAGGACGAGTGGCAGCCAGTCCCAATCCCGATCCGTGCAGCTAGGTGATAGACAGGAGGCATGGATGCATACCTTCACCGACAATGCCGGGAGGACGTGGGCGATCACTATCAACGTGGCCGCCATTAAGCGTGTTCGTGGGATGCTCAACGTTGACTTGTACAAGCTTGTCGACGACGGCTTCAAACCGTTGGGCGAACTGATAGCTGACCCGGTGCAGCTGGCCGACGTGCTGTACTGCCTGTGCAAGGAAGAGGCCGAGGCCCGGAATGTCAGCGATGAGGACTTCGGCCGGGCGATGTACGGCGACGTGATCCATCAGGCGACAGACGCCTTTCTGGAGGAACTCATCGATTTTTTCCCCGATCCGAAGGTCCGGCGCACACTGCGAAAGATCGTGGCCGAGAGTCGCAAAGTACGGGATCGGATGCTGAACCGGGCGGGGCAGGTCTTGGAGAGCTTCGACGCCAACCGCGAAGCGAGCAGGCTGCTCAGTTCGTATGGCATTGCGCCGGAGTCCTCGGGATCGACCCCGGACCATTCACACTCCGCGAACTCTGCCTGATGGCCGAAGCTCGGAGTCGCGAACGATGGGCGCACACCTCGGCCATCTTAGCGCTGATTGCCAACTGTCACCGCGACCACCGCAGGAAACCGACGCCGTACAAGCCGTCGGACTTCAACCCCTACTACCGACAGCGGGAGTCGGCGGTAGTAGAGAAAGTGTCGATTGAGGTACTCAAGCAGGTGTTTGTGGATCGGAGGTGATGATGGCTGCAGCCTCGGGGATTCGCGCCGGTGCCGCCTACGTTGAGGTGTTCGTCAAGGACAGTCGGCTTGTCAAGGGGCTCAACGCGGTTGCTAAGAAGTTGAAGGCGTTCGGCGAAAGTGTCACGGCACTTGGTACCAAGATTGCCGGTCTTGGCGCCACTCTCGCTATGTTGCTTCTGGGCGCGGCCAAATTGTTCGCGGACATGGGCGACGACGTGGCCAAGATGGCGACTCGTACAGGTGTGACGGTCGAGGCACTGTCCGAGCTGCGCTACGCTGCCGAGCAGTCGGGCTCCGGGGCCGAGGACTTGGAGAAGGGGCTACGCACGATGAGCCGCAACATCGTTGAGGCCGCCCGCGGTTCCAAGGAAGCCCAGAAGGGGTTTGCCCGCCTGGGCCTAACCATCGCTGACCTCACCGGCCTATCACCAGACCAGCGGTTCGAGTTGATCGCCGACCGCTTGTCGCGCATCGACAACCCGGCTAACCGTGCTACTATCGCGATGGAGGTATTCGGCAAAACCGGAGCCAACCTGCTGCCGATGTTGTCGTCAGGTGCGGACGGCATCCAAGAGTTGCGCCGGGAGGCGAACCGTCTAGGGCTGACTATGAGCACCCAGGACGCCAAGGCGGCCGAGGCCTTCGGCGATGCCCTGTCCACGCTCTGGCGGTCGCTCAAGCAGATTGCGTTCATGGCTGGCGCTACCCTGGCTCCGACGCTGAAGAGCATCGCTGAGTGGTTTACCCGTGTCGCCGTCAACCTTGGCTCATGGGTCGACCAAAACCGCGAGGTCATCACGATCATCGGGGCAGTGGTCGCCGGGATCGTCGGCGTCGGCGCAGCCCTCATGGTCCTTGGCCCGATTATCTCGGCCGTTGGCTCGGCTATTAGTCTAGTGACCTTCGCCATATCGGCGGCCGCGGCCGCGGTTGGCATGCTAGGTGCGGCCATCGGGTTTCTGCTATCACCTATCGGCCTAGTAGTTGCCGCCGTTGGAGGTATCGCCGCCGCCGTTCTCTCCACCACAAACGAAGGCCTCGTGGCTCTAGAGTCGTTCGGCCAGGGATTCGAACAACTCCTGGGTGTGGTAGGCACAGCTTGGCAGGGTATCCAGGACGCTATCGCGTCGGGCGACCTGGCCCGTGCAATGGAGGTAGCCTGGCTCGGTATCCAGGTGGTCTGGGAGGCCGGTATCGCTACTATCAGCAAGGCCTGGCGACGATTTAAATCGTTCTTCGTCAAGCTGTTCTGGGGCGCTCTACGATGTGGCCCGCGCCTTCAACACGGCCTGGACGGGAATTGAGGTTGCCTTCTGGGCCGTCGTGAACGCTCTGGCCGACGGTTGGGACACCTTCTGCACGGGCCTGCAGATCGCCTTCAACGAGTTCGTCGCCTTTTTCCGCCGAGCCTGGGCGCGAGTGCGGAATCTCTTCGATCGTAAGGCGGCGCAACGTGAGGTCGAGGCGATCAACCGTGAGGTCGAAGAGCAAAACCGCGAAGCGCGCAAGAAGCTTGACCGCCGAGTACGAGAACGTGCTGAGCGAGTGGACCAGGCCCGCGAGCGTGGGCGGCAGTACGAAGAAGCGCTGAATCAAATGCAGAAGGAGGAGCGACTACAGCGTCAGCGCGAGATGGAGGCCGCCGACGCTGCCGACCAAGAGCGCGTGGCTACAGTCCAACGGGCACTCGAGGAACGGGCTGCTGAGCTGTCGGCGCAGCGCGAGCAGGCGGATCTGGAGCGCGAACTAGCAGCACTGGACCGTGAGGCAGAGCGCCGGCGTCGGCCCGAGTTCGACTTGGAAGGACTGGACGAGGCCGTAGCTAAAACTGAAGTGAAGGGGACTTTTAGCGCTTTCGCTGCGGCTGGCTTGGGTTCCGATAGCCTAGCCGAGCGTACGGCCCAAGCTAGCGAACAGATCGCGCGCAACACTGGCCAGCTGGTCCGGCAGGCCCAACACGGAGGATTGGTCTTCGCGTGAGGGTAACCGATGGCGGTGATCATCGAAAGATACGATAGCCGAGAAACCACAGTTGGCGTCGAGAATCCCTCTGTGGACCTGCTCTACATGGTGGCTGGCACAGAAGACGACGCAGCGGTACGGGCGACCGTCGAGGCCACAATCCCGGCGATCTATGCTGGCTTAGTCTTTCAGAGCTACCACATCGCCCACCAGGGCGGCGGCGTTTGGGAGGTCTCGGTCCGCTACGGCAAGAGAGAGCCAAAGGAAACGGGCCAGAGTTCATACAGCTTTGACACCGGCGGCGGCACAACCCACATTACGCAGAGCCTGGAGACGGTGGGCAGCTACGCCCCACCTGGTGAAGACCCGCCCGACTTCAAGGGCGCAATTGGCGTCTCGACCGAGTCGGTCGATGGAACCGACATCACGATTCCGGTTTTCAACTTCAAGGAGACACACTACATCCCCGCCGCACTGATCACGCCTGCCTACAAGGTGATCCTCTTTCAGCTCACGGGCAAGGTCAACGCCTTCCCGTTTAAGGGCTTCGCGCCTGGCGAGGTGCTGTTCCTCGGCGCGTCCGGCTCGCAGCGGGGCACCGAGGACTGGGAGATTGCCTACAAGTTCGCCGCTAGCCCCAACGCCACCAACCTCACGGTCGGCGACATCACCGGGATCGAG